TCATTTCGCTGCCTCCTGCGCCATATCCGGCGTCCAGTCGGGATCGGGGGACTGCAGAATGTCATCTATCCATTGCTGGACGATTGGAAGGTCTTTCTGGCGCTTGATGTTCTCGTGGCCGAGAACTTTTTTAAGCCATCGAGCACCTTCCTGTGCCGCTTGCATTCGCGTCGTGTAGGTCGTGGTGCCTGCGCCGAACTTCAGTGGCGTCGATGCGAAGCTGTCCCCGAAGTTGTACATAGCCGCGCAAATCCACTGATCTGCTTTCGGTTGGGCTACGTAGATCTCCGCGATCGGCTTTTTCGTCCGCTTGCTGTTGGGCGAGCGAAGGGTATCGGTCGCGACGCAGCGACCGTCTTGATCCGGTGCCGTCACGGGGTAGATCCGTGCCTTTTGCGGAGTATCGAGGAGATCGGTGAGCGGCGAGAGTGCCGTATGGACGGCTCGAATCGTTCCGGGCGAAAGCTTGCCAAAAACCGGGTCGTGCAACACTGCCTGTAACGCCTGCAAAAGTTGCTTTGCGCACGCATCGGTGATCTTCGTCCCTTTGGGCGCGGCCGGCTCGGAAGGCTTCGTGTTGCTGGCCAGATGCTTCTTCGTGACCTTCCCTTTGCCGGCCTCCTTCGCTTTCGACAGGCCGGACACGATGCGTTCGAGTGCCTTGTCGCCGCCGTGTGCACGAATCTCCTCGATCGCGAGGGTGCCGGCGATCGACCCGGCGCGTATGAGCGCGTGGAGTTCCGCCGGTGCCGTTTCAAGCAGTGCAGCGTCGCGAATCGATTGCTCCGATATGTTCAAATGACCGCAAATCGCTTTCACGTCCATTTTATGGACGTCGCGCAGCTCGGCTATCGACGTGGCGAGATCGAGCGGCGTGGAAGTCTTCGACACGTTGCTCAAGTAACCGTCGATCACCATCTTCGGCCGCTTCACTTCGCGGGAATCCAGCACGACAATCGGAATTCTTCCGAGGTCTTTTCCGGCCTTGATGGCGGCGCCTGCCGCGAGGTAGCGGTGCTGTCCCTTGAAGACGTAGAAGTAATCTTTCCCGTCAACCTTGCGCGCATAGCAGTGCAGCGGGGAACCCTTGTCGTACCCGTTCTGCATCATCAGGGCGGTCAATTCCTTGACCCACTGCGGATCGACCGGACGGACGTTGTCGCGCGGGTCGTAGCGTAGCGCTTCATATGGCGTCATCCACAGGTCGGCGGAGGTCGCGCCGGCCGCGGCGGCTGCTGCCTTCGTGTTACCGGTCTGGATCGGCGCGGTGAGGTCGAGCTGTTGCGTGCGGTCGTCCATTACGCGATCCCCCGCGCGGCATCGGTGCGCGCCTTGCCGGCTTTCTTCGCTTTATCGATCGCGCTCGAGGCTGCCGTGCTCGCCGCGCGCTTTGCGTCTCGCAGACGCTTGATCGCGGTCGCGCAGTCGCCTTCGCTCGGGATCGAGATCTGCTTGTGGGCAATCTCGGTGCCGTCAAGGATCAAATACTCGGTATGCACGCTGTCGGCCAAGGGTCGGCGACCGACGACGTACTTGCCGACGAGGATCGGAGTCGATGGACGGCGTGCGTTCCGGTCGTAACGCGTGATGGTGCGAAGTGAGAGGGTGTCGCGGCGCTCGACGTCGACGACGGGAAGGGTTCGGGCTTTGGTTCGCGGCATGGTGGTCTCCATGACGCCGGGGGCGCACGCCCCGGCAAGGTCGGGGCGGCTTAAACGCTGACGTGATAAGCGGTGGTCGGGGCGACTACCGGATCGTCCTGGAACACGTTCACGACGACAAACAGCAGGACGGCGATGACCGTCCAGCGGAAGATCTTCGATTTTTCAAAGTTGCTTTGGCGAGCGGGTCCGGACGGCGTAATGCGGGGCGTGCTTTCCTCACGAAGCCATTCGTGGCGGTCGGTGGATTGATGGTCGAGCATTTTCATGGGCTTCTCCGAAGGCTGCGCAAGCGGCAGCGATGAAGCCGAATGTTAGGCATTCCTTTGCCGTCGCGCAATAGGAGTGCCTAACTATTTTTTCGTGCCGTCGTGCTTTGCCCGCAAATGGGCCCGCGAGAATGCGGTGAACCTTGTTGAAAGGTGTTGTATTCTTCCGACCAAATACTGTATGTTTATACAGTGTTTAAGCGAAAATATTGCCGAGGGGAGGTTGTTGCGGGGATATGTCAACAGGGGAATTGCGCTGCAAACCGGGCGATGTGGCGATCGTCAGTCGATGCCGGAACCGGTCGCGTATCGGCATGCTGGTACGGATCATCGGCCCGCATGGCAGCGATGACTTCGATTGGGATGTTGAGATTCTGGGTGGCCCGATCAGAGGGCGCGGGATACGTTCAGGGTGCGTCGGAACGCACCGCAGAGCCGCTGTATTCGACTGGAACCTTACCCCTCTTCCGGGTCAGGTGCATTCAGATCGAGAAGGTCATTGGACTGCTGTCCGCGTAGATCTTCAAACACCTTGAGGGTTTCGAGCAGCGCGATAAATGCTGTCGATGGCAATCCAACCTTGTCTGCTTTGGCGAGTGCGTCGACCAGCGTCTGAGCGTGCGCGCCGAGCATCTCCTGTCTTTGTGGGGCGGGCGCATTGGCTCGGCGCACCATCTGACCTTCGCCAGTGGCGAGCCACCACGGGTCAACGTTCAGGAATTCGGCCGCGAGCAGCAAGTTCGCGCCCTCCATCTTTTTGGTTTTCCCGCTTAACCAATCGCTGACCGAGGGCGCTCGCACTCGGCACGCTCGCGCCAGATCTGCTGCCTTTTTCTCAGGCGGCAACTTCATTGCCTGTTCCAGGCGTTCGGCTAGTGTCGTCATTAGGAAAGCCTAACTGAATGGGCATAAGGAATGCCTTGCTTTTAATGTAAGGAGCGCCTAACATGGCGGCATGAATACGCTCCTGAATCGAGACCCGTACGCGTGCGCCGTGATCGATGCATTCGGTGGAACGGCCGCGACTGCCCAACTGTGCGAAGTCCGGATGCCGTCCGTATCCGAATGGCGTCGGAACGGCATTCCGCGAGCGCGTCTGTTGTTCTTGAAGCTCGCGCGTCCTGACCTGTTTGCCTCTCTAGACGCACACGACGACTCGTTGTCACCGCCCATCGACGCGTGACAGGCGTAGTTACGCACCTCATGAGCTGGATCTTAGTTGCGACCCCGTGCGCGCGACAGGATGAAAGCCACTCTCTACCAATCTCCCGCTATGACCTGCCGATACGACAGTACCGAATGGCTGGACGTGCTTTATACGTCCGTTCGCAACACGCCCGGCGGTGTCGCCGACGCGGCGAACCACCTCACGATCAGGCGCGGTAAGAACATCACGCCGGAATCCCTTCGCCTTCGCTTGCGTGGTGTTGGCGACAGTCGCTTGTCGATGGAAATGTTCGAGCTGCTGATCGAGTGGATGCAGGAAAAGGCAGAGGGCGAGGCGTACGCGCTCGACGCGCTGCATGCATTGAACGCACGCTTCGGGCTGGTTGCCGAACACGTCGACGACCATGCCGCTGACGACGTCAGCGAACCCGGCACGCTGCGCCTTGTTTCGACGGCGCTGCACCTGCAGGCGCATGTTGGCCTCGTCGCCGACGACGTGACGCGTGCGCTGGCTGATCAGCGGATCGACGACCAACACGCCGAGAAGATCATCGCGACCGGCCGCAAGGGCCAGCGTCTGTTCCAGCGTTTGATTCACGCTGCTCGCAACCTCGCCGCGCGTCGACGTCGTCGTCATGGAGCGGTTTAAGCCCGGTATGGGGTGCTGTCGTCCCGACCGTGAGCATATCGGCCTTTACTGCTCGCCCGAGCAGCAATTGGCATGCGCTGTCACGACACTCGCATCCCGATTCGAGTATGCCCCCGCCGAAGCGGGGCGCTTGCTGTCCGAATTGCTCGCCACGTTCCCCGATCGCCTTGCTCCGATTCTTGCGGAAGCGAACGCAACGGGGCGCGTGCGCTTGTTCATCGAGCGAGCTGCGCGCGCATGCGCCGCGCTCGCGACCAAGGCGGAACGTCACGCGTTCCGCGACCAGCTTACCGATCGTTTCTGCGCGCTGGACCTTGCCGCGTTCGACGATCTCATGTCGGCGGAATGGCGTCGACTGCGCGGCAAATAACCGGAGACCCATGTGAACGTGAACGGAATCAGTAGCGCGTTGCGACGCGGTGCATCGCAGTACAGCCGCTCGCCGAGCGGACGCCAGTGCTACGCGGCAGGGCGAGCCGCATGGCGAAGCTTTTCTCACAAGGTCGAGCGCGACCGTCGTCTCGCCGAGCTGGAGGCGGCTCGTCGTGCGAGCTAACAGCGCATAGCGCAACCAATTGTGATCTGGCCGCGACATGCGGCCAAAGTAACTTTGATCGAGGGAATTTTTGTATGGCGACACTGGACCAGATTATTCTGCAATTGCGTGCTGCGGGTCATCCTGACCTGCCCGCCGGGCATCCGATCGCGGACGGCAAACATCACCGATACGGGCCGCGCAAGAAATACTGGTATCAGCTTCGAGAGATCATCAGCAAGGGCGCGGTAATCGGCTATGGCGGCACGTTCGGCCACTTCTCGGGTGACGATCCGGGCACCGAGCGATTCGAATGGAGCGGCGCACCGATGAGCGAGGAAGTGCTCGCGGAGACGCGTCGCCGGCAGGAAGCCGCCGACCGTGAGCAGGCCGAGCGCGATGCGCGTCAGGCGAAGCTCGCCGCGAACCGCGCGCGCGATCAGTGGAACCGCGCGACCGAGCACGGCGAGTCCACCTATCTTGAACGCAAGCGCATCACAGCCGAAGGCGTACGTTTCGACGCGGACGGCACGATATTCGTGCCGATGTATCAGTACGGCGACGACGCTCGCCTCGTCGGCCTGCAGAAGATCACGCCGGACGGCGCGAAGCGCTTCAACAAGGGCATGGAAAAGAAGGGCGCGTCGTATCTGCTCGGCGAGGTCGGCGCAGACGACCAAATCGTGCTGGTCGCCGAAGGCTACGCGACCGCGCGATCGATCCGCATGGCGATCGACGAGGCGTTCGCAGTCAATGTCTGCTTCGACGCAGGCGGCATCTTCCCGGCCGTGCGCTACCTGCGTGCGACGTATCCGGATGTGCATGTGCTGGTCTGCGCCGACGACGACTGGAAGATCGAGCAGCGCATGCGCGACTGGCTCGCCGACGAGTTCGCTTTCCGGGGTGAACTGCTGTTTGGTGCCGACCCGGTACGGATCGAGGCGAAGAACACGTGGTACATGGTCGCCGCGTCACGCCGTCGTGACGACAATGGCGTGCCGTATGTCGAGGTTAGCTACGGAAACGACGTGATGCCGTTGCGCCGTAAGCGCTTCGAGAACACGGGCCTGAAGCGGGCGTACGAGGCGGCAGCGACGGTCGCCGAGGTCAGCGTCGTCTATCCAGCATTCGCCAAGCGCGGCGAGCGCAAGCTGACCGATTTCAACGACCTTCACGTCGAAGAGGGCGTCGAGGCAGTCGGAGCACAAGTGCAGGCGGCAATCCTGCGCGTCATCGCGCCAGCGAACGAAGAGATCCGGCCGGCGACGGTTGCGGTGCCGACCGCGGACGACACGCCGACGAAGTCCGCCGCGACATCCGCTGCCGCGAAACAGCCGGAATGGGATGGCCGCGAGGCAGAGAACGGCGCGCGCACATGGGAGCAGGATCTCGCGCGTTCGGACAAGGGCACGCTGCTGCCGACGCTCGGCAACGTGCACATGATCCTGGCGAATCACAAAGCTTGGCAGGGCGTCATTGAGCAGGACGACTTCGGTGGCCGCGTGATGAAGCGCAAAGCACCGCCGTTCCGGCAAGGCGTCAAGGGAGAGTGGACTGACATGGACGATCAGCGCTGCGCGCTTTGGTTGTCGCAGCGCTACGGCCTCTCGGTGCGCACCGATATCGTGATGAACGCGGTTCTGTTGGTGGCGGACGAGAAGCACTTCCATGACGTGCGCGAATACCTCGAAGGGCTGACATGGGACGGCGTGCCGCGTGTGCGCACGATGCCGTCGACATACCTGCGCGTGGCCGACAGCGAGTATGTGCAGCTTGCGTTCATGAAATGGATGATCGCCGCCGTCGCGCGCGTGATGGAGCCGGGCTGCAAGGTCGACAACGTCCTGATCCTCGAAGGCAAGCAGGGGCATCGCAAGTCGACGGCGCTGAAGGTGCTGGCCGGCGCTCCGTGGTTTACCGATACGCCGATCCAGATCGGCAACAAGGACACGTACGCGGTGCTGGCCGGGAAGTGGGTGATCGAGCTGGCCGAACTGGATTCGTTGAACAAGGCCGACTCGTCGGCGGTCAAGAGCTTCTTCGCGACGGCTGTCGACCGGTTCCGCAACTTCTACGGCAAGCGGGCGACGGACGTCCCGCGTCAGTGCGTGTTCGCTGGCTCGGTCAACTTCGACACATACCTGAAAGACGAATCAGGCAACCGGCGTTACTGGCCGCTGCGTGTCGGCGGTCTGGTCGACATCGATGGCATTGTAGCCGTCCGCGATCAGCTCTGGGCCGAAGCCGTGCATCTGTATCGATCGGGCGTCGTGTGGCACGTAGAAGAGCATGAGCGCCCCCTGTTCGAGATCGAGCAAGCGGAGCGCTACGAGGGCGACGTGTACGAGGACAAGATCGCCAAGGCCCTGGAGTTCGTGTCACGTACGACGATGGAAGAGATCCTGGCGGACATTCTGAAGCTCGATACGTCGAAGTGGACGCTGGCAGAGCAGCGACGCATCGGCAAGGCGTTGAAGTCGCTCGGGTGGGTGCGCAAGCGCGAGTCAACCGGGTCGCGCGGTTGGTACTACGTGAAGGAGGAGCAACAGCAGGAAGCGGAGCGCGAACTGGTCGCAGCCGGTGATGACGACAGTCCGCTGTAATCGCGTGGCGCGCTGTGCCTGCACGGCAAGCGCGCCACTGGCCCCGTCTTGGCGCGCTGCGGACGTCCCATGTCCCAACGTCCCAAGGCGCGGTCTCGGGCGCGGGTGCAGGGGCGCGACATGCGCGACGTAAGGGGCGCATGTCGCATGTCGCAGGCGCGCACCCCTGCAAGCCTTTTCCCTTGGGACATTGAGACATTGGGACGAATAGGAGAGAGTGATGATCGATTTGAAAGAGCGGGTGGGCGTTGCGATGAGCGTTCGTGGTCAGTTCACCGACCCGATTGCCGATCCTAAAGTTACTTTGGGCGCGCTCGCCTTTGCGAACGATCTCGGGAGCTTACTGGCCCGAATCAAGGCTGGGCCGCTGCCGACACCTGCGATGGTTCGACGTGCAACGTTGCTGTTGGCGCAGATGATCCGGACGTCAGGCCGATTTAAGCGTGCGCGGTTCACGGGCCTGTCGCGCGACGAGCGTCGCGATCAACGTGCGGGGCACGCTGTCGAGCGTTCGAAGGTCGACATCGTCGAGCGGTTCGCGCTGCGGTTGCTGGATGAGTGGGTGAACGATCAATGTGTCGGGTGCGAAGGGCGTGGTGTCGTGCGTCGTGCGCGTCCTGTCACGACGTCAACGCACGCGTGTGATGTATGCGGGGGCAGCGGTAAGGTGTGTGTATCGGAGGAACGTATCCCGTTCTTCGAAGGGCGCAACGGTCCGCTGGTCTTTCGGGAATATGAGCCATGCGACGACTGCGGAGGGATGGGGCGAATCGCTGCGTCGCCGGTTTCGGATGCGAAGGGCCGGCACATCTGCCCCGACTGTTCCGGGTCCGGCAAGCGGCAGGTCGACGACGCTGGCCGGGCGAGCGCGCTCGGCGTATCGCTCGACGAGTATCGTAAGAACTGGTCGTGGCGCTTTCACGACATGCTCGCGCTGTTGGATACAGTAGATGGATCGGTGTATGACACATTGCGTCGACAGTTGCGAGGATGAAACGTATTCCATTTCAAGAGCGGATCGCTTAAACTCTGCACATCCTTTACCGCGTCACTGGATAAAATGAGCGATCGCATACTCGTGTCGCAACCATAGCCCGGCAGGCGTACTGAATCGCGGGAGCGCCGCGACCAATAACGAAAACTGTCTGTCGGGATCTGTTGGGAGGGCGTTCGCCCCTACGAATTGAATCTTGAAGCCCTGAGTGCGCAAGCCCTCAGGGCTTTTTGCTGTTGCCTCGCCAAGTAGCATCACGAAACCTACGGCGATGATATCCTTTGCGAGATACTAAATTACATCTACGGGGATAGACATGGTCGGCAGTGTCACAACTGAAATTATGAAGGCGTATGACGAATCGAAAGGGGCTCGTGCCGATTTTTGCTTGTCGGTCGAACGATTGATTCGTGACTTCCTCGATAGTGAGGGCATACGGTTTGTCGACGTAGCATCTCGCGTCAAAGAGCGAGCCAGCCTTGAGGAGAAGCTCGTAAGAAAGGGCGAGGGGCGATACAAGGAAATTGCTGACATCACTGACATTTGTGGTGTACGAGTGATCACTTACTTTGAAGGCGACGTAAAGCGAGTCTGTGACATTCTGGCGCGAGAGTTTGAGCTTGACCATGTGAACTCGGTCGATAAGTCGCGTCCGTCTGATCCAGATAGGTTTGGTTATCGCTCCGTTCATTTTGTCGTATCGCACTCGGACGATCGCAAAGTCCTACGCGAGTACCGACGTTTTGCCTCGTTCAAGGTGGAAATTCAGATCCGATCAATTTTGCAGCACGCATGGGCCGAAATTGAGCATGACATGGGGTACAAGTCTGCAGACGAGGTTCCAGCGCCGGTGAAGCGAAAGTTTTCGCGGTTGGCGGGGTTGCTAGAACTGGCAGATGAAGAATTCATGGCGATTCGCAAAGAACTCGACGAGTATGAGAAGACTCTCGTGGCTCGATTGGAGCAGCAGGCGAACGACATAGCGCTTGACGCTGAATCGCTTGTGGCGTTCGTCAATACTGACGAAGTGGTTGGCCGAATCGACGCAGTGATTGTCCAATATGTCGACGCGGAACTTGTGCCTGTAAGTACTCGTTCAATCGGGCGACGCGTATCGCAGTTGAAATATTTTAACTTTGAGTCGATCGGTGAAATTAAGGATGCGTTGGTTGCGAATGAAGCGCTGATTTGCGAAGTGGCGCAGCGGTGGTTGACTCGGGAGGGAGACGCAACGCCACCATCGGAGCGGTGGGCGCGTGGGATGCAGAGGGGGACGGCGACGTTCTATCTTGCGTATGCGATCTTGCTCCAGGACGGCGATCCGGACCAAATTCGGGGCTATATGAACCAGTTCTTCCCTGATGGGGACGACGCTGCTGACACATTTCTCGCGACGTTCGACGATTTTCCACGGTAGCAATCACGATTGCTGAAGTAGCCGCCGCTGAATAGTCGATATCACTGTTGGAAGCCCTGAGTGCGAAAGCTCTCAGGGCTATTTGCATTGGGGGCGCTGAATTGCGAATTGAGGCGTCGAGCGCCGGGCCGAGCGAGGTCTAGTCGACATGGGATGAGGATCGAAGCATGGGGCGCGTGACCGCGCGGGCGACGGCAGGACCGCAGATGTCGCGATCGGTGCGGATCTGCCTATTTTTTGAGCAGGCGGGGACCCTCTGGCCATCGCCAGACGCGGGGGCTCGCACCCGCGTTTTTTCTCTACTGGCGAGTCTCCATAGGGGGTCATATTCATGCCGACTCAGCAGCAGATCGCTGACCATCTCGACCTTGATCAGTCGGCCGTTTCGCGGTTCGTCGACAAGGTCCAACTCGATTACCGAGTGGTGTCGATCGACGAGATCCGCGTCGCGTACATCCGGCATTTACGCGAGGTCGCGGCCGGCCGGTCCAGCGGTACGGGCATCGATCTCGTCGCCGAACGGGCGAAGACCGAGATCGTCGATCGCGAGATCAAGCTGCTGACGCTGGCCGAGAAGAAGGGGCAGCTCGTCAATGCGGCGCAGCTTGAACAGGCGTACGGCCTGATGGTCGGTGCATTTCAAACGGAGCTGCTGTCGCTGTCCGACAAGCTGGTGCAGGAGCTGCGCACGCTATACGGCGTCGAGGTGGACGTCGAATGGTTGAACGAGCACATATATGGATGCCTTGAGCAGCTTTCTGAATACGACCCAGACAGTCCACGCGGTGATTCGCCGGATCGCGAAGATGCTGCGTCCGCCGGAGCGGATTGGGACGACGGATTGGGCACGCAAACATCGTAGGTTGAGCGCGAAAGGATCGGCCAGCCCCGGCCGGTACAACCCGAACATCACGCCGTGGGTGTTCGGCATGCACGAAGCGCTGGACGATCCGACGGTGCAGAAGATCGTGTGCATGAAGTCGGCGCAGGTCGCGTGGACAGATGGCGTGCTGCTGAACTACATCGGCAAGCGGATCGACGTTGATCCGTGCCCGATGATCGTCATGTTCCCGAAAGAGAAGACGGCGAAGAAGTTCAACCTGGAGAAGTTCGAGCCGATGGTCGAGGTGACGCCTCGCCTCTCGGCGAAATTGCCGGTTCACGCGGCCCGCGACAAAAACAACTTGTGGGATCACAAGACGTTCGCACGCGGCTTCCTGAAGTTCATCACGTCGAACGCGCCGGACGAAGTGAAGTCGACGCCGGCCCCGGTCGTTGCGGTCGAGGAGCCGGACGACGCGAACACGAACGTGCGCGAGCAGGGCGATTCGATCACGCTGCTCGAGGAGCGGAACAAGAGCTATTCGGCCCGGCGGCGCAAGATGATCTTGGGCGGCACGCCAACCATCGACGGCCTGTCGCGCATCCAGCAGGCTTACGCGGCATCGGATCAGCGCGTGTATCTGGTGCCGTGTCCTGATTGTGACGAGGAGCATGAGCTGGCGTGGGAAAACGTCACGTGGAGCGAGGGCGCCGAAGTCGTGCATGAGGTCTACGGCCGCGCACAACCGGAGACGGCCCGTTACACCTGTCCGCATTGCGGCTCGTTGTGGGACGACGCGACGCGCATTCGCGCGGTGCGTCGCGGGCGATGGGTTGCGACGGCACCGTTTCACGGCGTTGCCGGCTTCCGCATCAACGAGCTGGTGTCGCCGTTCCCCGGCTCGAACATGGCCGAGCTGGTCAAGAAGTGGCTGACGGCCGACAAGGCGCTGCGCGAGGGCGACGACACGAAGATGCGTTCGTTCGTGAACAACTCGCAGGGCCGGGCGTACAAGTACAAGACCGATCTGCCCGAGCTGGACGTGCTCGCGCAACGTGCGCTTCCGTACGCGGAGCTGACGGTGCCGCTCGGAGGTCTGGTGTTGACGCTTGGCGTCGACGTGCAGCACGACCGGCTCGCAATCGTCCTGCGTGCATGGGGGCGCGGCGAGGAAAGCTGGCTCATTACATGGGGCGAGATCTACGGCAATGTGACGGAGCAACAGCAGGACCCAATGACGGGCGGCGTATGGGGCGCATTGACGATGCTGCTGTCGCACGCATACCGGCATGAGAACGGCTGGCTGCTGCGTGTTCGTGCAACGTCGATTGACTCGTCAGACGGCGCTACGTCGGACGCGGTATACAAGTATGTGCGCGCTGCGCAGCACGCCGGCTACAACGTCATGGCCGTCAAGGGCAGCAGCAACGTCGACGCGGAGATCTTCAGCGTGCCGAAGGCGTCGATCGACTCAACGCGCAACAACAGCAAGGCAGCGAAGTACGGGCTGCGCCCGTACATGGTTGGCGTGAGCCGCGCGAAGGATCTGATCCTCGAAAACCGGCTAAAGCTCGAAGGCGACGGGCCGGGCCGCATGCACTGGTATTGCGGCGTGCGCAGCGACTACCTATCGCAGCTCACGGCAGAGGTGAAGGTGCCGGGGCCGCGCGGCGGTAAGCGCGTGTGGAAGAAGATCAGCCCGCGCAACGAGGCGCTGGACTGCGAAGGCTACGCGCTGCACGCGGCCCGCAGCGTGAAAGTGCACCTGATGACCGAGGCGCACTGGCAGGTCGAGCAGCATCGCGCATCGCAGGTCTCGCTGTTCGATGCGGTTCCGGTCCTTGAGGCGTTGCCGTCGGCGCTGCCTGCCGAGGTACTTCCTGATCCGCCGGTCGAAGAGACCATTACCGAGACTCCGCGGCCGCCGCCGCAGGTCGCAAAACCCACCGAAACCCCGCCCCCGAGCGGGGTTTCGCGCATTCAGGGGCGTCGTGTTGGTCGCTCGACGTACCTGAAGCGGCGCTAAACGAGGGAATCGCATGGCATACACAAAGCAGGATCTGGAGCGCATCCAGTCCGCAATCGCGAAGGGCGAGCTGGAAGTTCAGTATGCCGACCGGCGCGTGAAATATCGCTCGATCGGCGAGCTGCGCGAGGCGCGCACCGAGATCATTCGCGACCTGAACGGCGCGGCCGGGCGTTCGTCGATTGTCCGGATTCGCCACGCCGGCAAGGGGGTGCGATGAAGGGGGGCTTTCTGTCACTCGCGCGGCGCGGATTCGTGGTGCCGACGCGGCTCAAGGCGGCGGCCTACGAGTCGGCGAGCACGACAGGCGCACGGGCGAAGTCGTGGCGGACGCCGAGCGCGGGACCGAATGCAGCGGCGGCACAAAACCTGCCGCTGTTGCGCTCGCGTGCTCGCGACGCGATCCGCAACGATCCGTGGGCGAAGACGGCGATCGCGCGACTCGTATCGAACACGATCGGGAACGGCATCCAAGCGCACCCGCAGCATCCGAACGATGCGGTGCGCAAGATGCAAAAGCAACTTTGGGAGGATAGCTGCGAGGAGATCGACGCGGACGATCTGTTCGACATGGCGGGCGTGCAGACGCTTGCCGCACGGGCGTTTTTCAGCGACGGCGAGGTACTAGTACGTCGCCAGTTGCGCAGCCCGAGCGAGGGCTTAGCGGTGCCGATGCAGGTCCGGCTTCTCGAAGCCGATCTGCTGCCGATGGAGAAGAACGAGGCCGTGCCGGGCGGGGGCGAGATCATCAACGGCGTGGAGTTCGATGGGGACGGTCGACGCGTTGCATATCACTTGCTTCGGCGTCATCCCGGCGAGTACGGGCGTGCGGGAATGACCAACATGCAGACCGTGCGCGTGCCGGCCACCGAAATCGCGCACGTCTTTCTCCCGCTTCGACCCGGCCAGGTGCGCGGCGTCCCGGAGCTGTCGACCGTGCTGCTGCGGCTCAAGTCGCTGGACAACTTCGACGATGCGGTGCTGTTCCGGCAGGAGGTCAGCAACCTCTTCGCCGGGTTCATCACGAAGCCGCCGGCCGAGCCGGGTTTTCCGGGCGATCCGGTAACGGGTGGCGAAATGCAATACGACGTCGACGGCTTCTCGCCGGTCGTGTCGCTCGAACCGGGGAGCATGCAGGAGCTGGCTCCGGGTGAAAGCGTTACGTTTGCAGAGCCCCCGGGCGCAGGGACCGACTACGGGCCGTTCATGCGTCAGCAACTGATGGCGGCTGCGGCTTCGGTCGGCATGCCTTACGAAGTCATGACGGGCGATCTGCGCGACGTGAGCGATCGCGTACTGCGGGTGATCTTGAACGAGTTCCGTCGTTCGATCGAGCAGATCCAGTGGAACGTGTTCATCCATCAGTTTTGCCGGAAGGTTTGGCGCTGGTGGGTCGACGCTTGCGCGTTGTCGGGCGCGATGCCGATGCCGGACTACTACCGACGCCGTCGCGACTATCTGCGGGTGCGATGGGTGCCGCAGGGCTGGCCGTATATCCATCCGGTGCAGGACGTCTCGGCGAAGCGGATGGAGATCCGCTCCGGGCTGGCGAGCCGGACAGGTGCGGTGCTTTCGCGCGGTGATGATCCTGAGCAGGTCGACCGGGAGAATGCGGCCGATCTTGCGCGCGAGCGCCAGCTCGGGATTCGATATGACACGCTCGATCCGGTCGACGGGGCGGGCGATCTTTCCAATGGGGATGGCGAATGAAAGAGAAGAAGCGGTGGTGGGACATCCGTGCGCAGGCGAATGCGACGGGCGGCAGCGAGGTAGAGATCCGGATCTACGGCGAAATCGGATTCTGGGGCACCGACGCCGAGATGTTCGCCGCGAAGCTCGATGAGGTGGCATCGACGGCGACATCGATCGTCGTCGCGATCAACTCGCTGGGTGGCGACGTGTTCGACGCGTTCGCGATCTACAACGCCGTGCGCCGGTACGCCGGCAAGGTGACGGGGCGTGTCGATGGCGTGGCTGCGTCGGCAGCATCGCTGATCCTGATGGCATGCGACACGATCGAGATGCCGTCGAACGCGAGGCTCATGATTCACAACCCGCATACGTTCGCGTCTGGTGAGGCCGGCGATCTACGCAGCCTTGCGGATCTGTTGGACAGTACGTCCGACAGCATGTTGGCGGCCTACGTCGAGCGCAGCGGCCGGACCGCAGAAGAGGTCCGCGCGATCATGGATGCTGAGACCTGGCTCACGGCCGCGCAAGCGAAGGAGCAAGGGTTTTGCGACGCGATCGTCGACCCGGTCCGCATTGCCGCATACGCGGGCGCAGCCCGGCACGCGGCTCGCTTCTCGTCGGTGCCGGCCGAAATCATGGCGGCACTGGAGGGCGACGGCGAGGTTCCGCCGGCCGATCCTGCGCCGCAGCCGCAGCCGCAGCCGCAGCCGCCGGCAGCGCCGGACGTCACGGCGCTCGCGTCGCATGTGTACGCGTCATGTCGTGAGGCGCGGATCGAGCACTGCGCCGAAGGCATCGTACTGGCGACCGGCCTGCGCGATCGCGCGACCGTCGACGCGGCGATCCGCAACGCGCAGGACATTGCGGGTATCTGTCTGGCCGCGAGCCTGACCGAGCTGACGGCCGGCTTTGTCTCGGATGGTCTGTCGCCGGATCAGGTCCGAGCGCGGCTCTTCGAGCGCGTGACGGCCTCGCAGAAGCCGATCAACCATCGTGCTGCCCCGGTTGCGTCGCAAGACGCGCCCGTGGTCGCGAATGCGCCGCGTGCGGCGTCCATCTACGCGGCTCGCAAGAGCGGCAAGTAACTTTGACGTAACCCGAGGAGGGGAAAACTCATGTCGAACTGGAAGGTACAGGCCGCTCTGACGGCCGAATTTCTCGTGTCGGAGGGCAACGGCCAGATCTCACGCGAGCGGATCGTCGTGAAGGCAGGTCCGGCGCTGCCGGCCGGGCAGGTGCTCGGCGTGACCAGTACCGGCGAATACGCGCCGTACGACAACGCCGCGAATGACGGCTCCGAAGTCGCAACGGCCCTGCTCTACGCGCCGCTGGCGGCGTCCGAAGCGCCGCGCCCGGCGACGGGGATCGTCCGGCTCGCCGAAGTCGTGGGCGGCCTGCTCACGGGACTCGATGCAGCCGGTCGCGGGGATCTCGCCGAGCGACACGTGATTGTTCGCTGATCGAAACTCACTCCATTCGAAGCCACGCCGAGCGCGTGGCTTTTTTGTATCCATTTTCATGTCGGAGGTTGTATGGCGGATATCGCCCTGTTTCAAGACGATGCGTTCTCGCTCGCATCCCTGAGTGCTGCGATCAACGATCAGCCGTATGTTCCCGGTCGGATCGGCACGCTCGGCCTGTTCGAAGAGGACGGTATCACGACGACGACGATCCAGATCGAGCGCGACGGCGACACGCTCGCACTCGTCGCGGCTGGCGAGCGCGGTTCGCCGGCCGGCGTTGTCGTTGGCAGCAAGCGCAAGATGATCCCGTTCAATACGGTGCACCTGCCGCAGCGCGCGGTGATCAAGGCGGACGAGATCCAGAATCTGCGCGCGTTCGGTTCCGAGACCGAGCTGGAGGCGCTGCAAACCGTCGTGAATCGCCGGCTCGCGAAGATGCGCCGCCAGCTCGACGCGACGCACGAATTCCATCGTATCGGCGCGATCAAGGGCGCTGTTCTGGATGCCGACGGCAAGACGGTGCTGATCGACCTGCTCCAGTATTTCGGCATCGAGCAGACGGTGATCCCGTTCGAGCTGGGCAAGGCCGACACCGAGATCCGCGTGAAGTGCGTCGAGGTGCAGGACGCGATCGAAGATGCGCTCGGCGCGACGACGTACACGGGCGTGCGCGTACTCTGCGGCCGGTCGTTCTGGAACAAACTGATCGTCGCGAAGACCGTGAAGGAGACGTACCTTGCGACCGCGATGGCGGCGTCGCTGCGTGGCGACGCGCGCGATGCGTTCGACTTCGGCGGTTGCACGTTCGAGCGCTATCGGGGCCGCGTCGGCGATGTTGGCTACGTCGCGGACGACGAAGCGCACGCGATTCCCGAAGGTGTGCCGGACCTGTTCATCACGCGCTTCGCGCCGGCCGACTACGTCGAGGCAGTCAACACGACGGGCATTCCGTACTACGCGAAGCAAGAGCTGATGGACTTCGGCAAGGGCGTCGAGATCGAGGCGCAGTCGAACCCGATCCACCTGTGCACGCGCCCGAAGGCGCTGGTCAAGCTCAAGGCGTGACATGGCGTTCCGGGATCTGATGGTCGACGTCGATACGGCCGTGAAGCGAGACCTGTCGGACGAGGTCAAGATCGATGGCAAGCCGCTGCAAGGCATGTTCAAGGCGCCGTGGCTCGGCCCTGATCTCGGAACGCAACGCACGCAGCTCGTTGCGCCGATCCTCGACATCACGGACGACGACGCGGCACGCGTGCGTGAGGGCAGCATCGTCGAAGCGGGTGGCGAGCGGTTCCGTGTCTTCGAGATTCACCCGACCGGCACGGGCTGGACAATCCTAATTCTGAGGTGATGATGGATCTGCTGAAGATCGAGATCGACGTACGGGGCGCGCTCGAAGCGCTCGCGGGCCTGCCGCCTGCAGCAATGCAGGCGGCATGGCGTCGGACGCTGCGCAAGACAGGCGCGTGGATTCGGAGTCAGACGGCGAAAGAGGTCAGCGGCGCGACGGGCATTCAGCAGAAGCTGCTGCGGCAGCGGATGTACTTCTTCATGCGGTCGCTCGACACGGGCAAGGTGTGGCTCGGGTTGAACCCGCTCGAGGCGCATCGGCTCGGTGCGGTTTGGCGCACGAAGAAGGGGATGCGCGCCGGCAAATCGCTGTTCGAGGGCGCGTGGCGCAAGACCAAGGCGCAGCCGGACGGCGCGATCTACCGACGTACCGGAAAGGCGCGAACGCCGTTCGAAGTGGTCACGGTCGAATGGTCGCAGACGGGCGATCCGGCCTTTCGACGCGCTGCCCGCGTGTGCGAAGTGCGGCTGATGACGGTGCTGCGGCAAGAGGTCAATTACGAAATCCAGAAGGCGGCGAATCGTGCTCGATAACCTGAAACAACTCCATGACGGTATCGAGGCCGGCCTGCGTGCGCGCTTGCCGGATCTCGAACGTATCTACGCGTACCCGAAGATCGGCAAGTCGATCGAAACGCCGTTCGTCGCGATCGAGCTTGCGGAGCTGGAGCCGGGACACGACGACGGCACGGGCCGGGTGCCGCTGATCGCGCGCATGCAGGCACGCGTGATCGTCGACCCGCTGGTGGAGGATGCCGAGGTCCAGGTGCGCGAGCTATCGGCGCGCGTGCTGCAAACGGTGCATGGGGCGACGTGGGGACTGCCGATGACGCCCGGCAAACAGGTCGGGTCGGCGGGCGAAGATCCGTTCCGGCCCGAACTGGATACGTATCTCGTTTGGCTCGTCGAGTGGGTGCACGAATTCGACCTGGGCGATGCGTACGAACCGCCGACGAAGGGGCGTGCGGTGCTGTGGGGTGTCGATCCGGAGACCGGACCGGGGCGCGAAGACCGTTACTGGAATCCGGCGGAACAGGGAGCGGGGGACGTGTGAGCGACTTCGAGCTTGGCGAAATGGATCGCCGTATGGCGTGCCTGACGCAATCCGCGGTCGTGGAGGCGATCACGTACGACCCGCCGCGCGTGAAGGTGCGTGTCGGCGATTGGGTCAGCGACTGGCTGAAATGGCAGGCCGGTGCTGCCGGCAAAGTTCGGCATTGGCGTCCGCCGTCCGTCGACGAAGAGGTTGCCCTGTGGGCGCCGTCCGGCGATCTCGCGGGGGCGTTCGTCGCGCCCGGCTACTACACGGAGCAGCACGGCGGGTCCGGTAGATCCAGTCCGGACGAGACGGCGACCGACTTTCCGGACGGCGCATTCGAGCAGTACAACCATGCGAGCCATGAATATGTGCTGTCGGTGCCTGCCGGCGGTCGGATCGTGTTCCGCATCGGTGGCACTGAGTTCGAGCTGAAGGCGGACGGCGCGACGCTGCGCAGCGCGAAGCTGCTGGCGGACGTTCCGGACTCGACGTTCACGGGCAATACGACGACGGAGCAACTGCTGACGTTCAACGGCGGCATGCAGGGCAAGCCGGGCGAGGGTGGCGGTGTCGCGATGAAGATCGCGGGTGGTGCCGAGTATACCGAGGACGTCGTCGCGGCCGGTAAGTCGGTCAGCCGTCACAGTCATCGTGAACAAGGCGACGGACAGTTGGTGAGCTTGCCTACGTAGTGATCCTCTGCCAAGCAAACGCGGCTCCGGCCGATAGCGCGTATGTGACGCCTTTTTGAAGAGCTTCTTTTGCGCCCGTCTTAACTCCCGACACAAGTAAATCGCCGAGCGATTCTTGCGGACTGAGGGTCGCGGGCATGGCTTTAAGTACCTCTAGACCTTTCGCTGTGAGAACTGCTTTACCGGGAAATCCGCCCGCCAAGTGCGTGAAATCGATATATCCAGCATTGAGAAGCCAGTTGACAGTTGCGAGAAAAAACTTCGCTTCTTCCGGATTGTTGAATCTCGTTCGGCCTTTGTCGTTCGTTTGAGTGTCGTCCATCCCGTAGTCGGTACCTTCCAACGCTAGGCGGACGGGAAAGCTTGCGTACAGCGCTGCGAAGATCTTCGCGGTCAATTCATTGAACCGCTCGATATTAGTTTGCTGGGTCGTCATGGATTTCTGCCGTTGAGTAATCGGACGGGGAATTCTCTCACCACTCAGTGTTTGTTTTGATTTCCTGCGTGGGCACGGTTTCCTGGCCCTTGGAGCTGATATGAAGAAAGACGAATTGCAACCTACGGCCGCGGTGCCGGTGACATTCCTCGATACGGAGTTCCGCAGCCGCGTGATCGTGTTTCCGGACGGCTCGCATGTTGCCGTGCTGGCCGGCAAAACGGAAGTGACGGAGCCTGAGCATATCGCGTATCTCGAATCGCGCGGGTGCTTCAAGCGCATTCCGACGAAGGCGCAGTGATGGTCGCGCTGGTCGGTATGTGTCGCCGTACGGGCCGACTGATCGGCGGTCTGGATCATCTTGTGCAGAGCATCGCGGACATTCTCAGCACGCGCAAGGGAACCCGCCGCGAGCGACCCGATTACGGCTCGGATCTCCCCGCGATGGTTGACTTGCCCGTCACGCGCGGATGGATATCGGCTGCGCAGGCCGAGGCCGCACGTGCGATCGGGCGGTGGGAGCCTCGTATTGCGTTGGATAGCGTGAAAGCGCTGTCTGTCGTGGACGGCAAAGTAACTTTTCGGATCGCCGGGCGGTACAGCGGCGACGATGTTGTATTCGAGGTGACGATATGACAGTGATCGATCTGTCGGCGCTCGATCCGCCGGATCTCGTCGAAACGCTCGACTTTGAGGAGCTTTACCAACGCAAGCTGGAGCACTTCAAGAGCATCTATCCGGATTGGACGGCAGCGCTCGAATCCGACCCGGTCGTGAAACTGCTGGAGCTGGCCGCGTACGAGGACGTCCGCTTTCGGGCGCGCGTGAACGATGCAGGTCGTGCGGTCCTGCTGGCATATGCAACGGGTGCCGATCTCGAACACCTCGCGGCGCTTTGGAACCTGAAGAAAGAGATCGTCGACCCCGGCGATCCGGAAGCGCACCCGCCGATTCCGGTCACGTACGAGCGCGACGAGCGCTTGCGATTGCGCACGCAGATGGGTATCGAGCGCGCGTCGACGGCCGGCCCGTCCGGCTCGTATCGATCGCTCGCGATGGACGCGTCTCCGGACGTCGCCGACGTGCGCGTCGATCATCCGGAGCCGGGCGTCGTGCGTGTCGTCGTGAAGTCGTCATCGAACGGTGGAATCGCCAGCGTCGCACTGCTCGATACGGTGCGTCGTGCTCTTTCGCCCGAAGATCGCCGACCGCTCAATGACACGCTGCTCGTCGTTGCCGCACGGCCCGTCAATTACTCGATTGTCGCCGACGTCTACATCGGGCGCGGGCCTGATCCCGGTGTGGTGCTTACGGCACGACGGGCCGATCTCGATATCGCGGTCGCTGCGGGCGAGGGGCTTCGTGTCGGCATGCCTCGATCCGCCGTGACCGGAGCGCTGCATCCGAAGGAATCGGGTGTCGTGCGTGTTGATCTGAAGTCCCCTGCGGCCGATGTCGTATGCGCGGTCGACGAGTTCGCGCGATGCACATCGATCGTGCTCAATCCGAGGGTGAGCGATGACGACTGAAGCACTGCTGCCGACGAACCAAACGAGTCTGGAGGCGGCGCTCGCGCAGGTTATGCGGCCGACCGTCGATCCGAATGTGATCCGTACGCTTTGGGACGCCGACCGCTGCCCCGCCGCGTTCTTGCCGTGGCTGGCGTGGTCGCTGGCGGTTGACGGGTGGGAACTCGCAGAGTCCGACGATGCTCGGCGTGAGCTGATCAAGTCGTCGCTGGCGATTTACCGGAAGAAGGGTACGCCTTGGGCGATTCGCGAGATTGTCCGGCGTCTCGGTTTCGGTGAGGTCGATATTCAGGAGGGGCGGCAGATCAAGCGCCGGGACGGCTCGGTTAAACGCGATGGCCGTTATCTCCACGGTGGTGCGACGGCATGGGCGGAATACATCGTCAAGCTGCGGCAGCCGGTGACGCGAGATCAGGGCGAGAACCTGAAGCGGGCAATCGAGCGTTACGCGCCGGCTCGTAGCCGGCTTGCATGGCTCGACTTTTCTGAGGTTGCGATCCGACACAACGGTGTCGCGACGCGCAATGGTCAATTTACGCGAGGGGTGATCGGTACATGGCCAATTTGAAAGAAGAAAGTAGGTGGGAAGAGGGCGTCTATCAGTTCGAGACATCGGACCCCGTACAAGGTGGCCCGGACGGCGTCGATAACGTCCCGACAAAGCAACTTGCCAATCGTACGCGTTACCTGAAAGACCGCGCGGATGCGGCCGACAAGGCCGTCGGGGGGCTCGGGAACAGCAAGCTGGACAAGTCGGGCGGTGCGTTGTCGGGGGCGCTGCTTGGAAAGCCCGGCGCAATCGCTGGCAACAATCCGAAAAACGTCGGGTATGGCTTCGATGGCGATCCCGATACTGGCATGTTCTCGCCGGCTGATGGTCATTTGCAGCTCGGCGCGAACGGTGTGCCGTACGTCGTCATGCTTGGCAACAATCTCACGCTCAACCCCGGCGGCTTTCTGTTGTTCAACTCGGGTGGGGCTGAACGCGGTCGGTTCACGCCGGCCGGTCGATTGTTGCTCGGGACGACCGACGACAACGGTCGAGACGGAATGCAGGTCGCTTACCGTGCTTCGTTTGCGAAGGGCGTCCAGATTACCGACCTCGAAGGGCCTGATGGCGGACATCTTCGGATGACGGACCCGGGCTACGGGGTGATGTTCCGCCACGACGGGATGTCTGCGTACTTTCTGCAGACGAAGAAGGGCGATCCGCTTGGCACCTGGAACACGTTCCGGCCGTTTGCATGGTCGCTTGATACCGGGTACGTCACGATCGACGGCACGGGCTTGGGGACCAAGATCGGCGGTCAGCTGTCGGTGGGTCCGGGTACGGGCGAGGGGCAGATTCGAGTCGGTGCAGCGGATGGTTACTTCTACGGAAATGCCACGTCGGTGGGCTGGTGGGGCGGCAATGCCGGGTCGTTCCAGTTCTACGCAGCTGACGGTTCTTTCCGCGTCAACGGCAAGCCGGTATGGCACTCCGGAAATCTGACGCCGTTCGATCTCAATGTCGGTGGAACCTCGAAGGGGACTCTCTCGTTTGCTCCGGGGGCGCGCATCTTCCTGTCGGAGGGCACGCCGCAGAATCCGTCGCTGACGTTCGACAAGGACGGTGCGCCGGATACCGGCCTGTACCACATCGCCGATGGCGAATTCGGCGTGACGTGCAACGGATTGGTCAACGTACGATTCACGGCAAACAAAGGGACGATCTTTGACCGCGCAGTTCAGGTTCCGACGCCGGCCGCTGGTGATAGATCGGGTAACGCCGCGTCGACTGCGTTCGTTGCAGACGCAATCGCATCGGCCTCGATCGGTCAGATCATCTTTGAGGCACGTACGGCACCGCGTGCGGGATGTCTAGCGCTCAACGGTGCCGCGCTGAATCGAGCGGACTACCCGGCATTGTGGGCCTATGCGCAGGGTTCCGGTGCGCTGGTCGAAGAGAAAGACTGGAGCAACGGGAACTGGGGTTCGTTTTCAACCGGCGACGGAGCAAAGACCTTTCGCATCCCGGAGTTTCGTGGCGAGGGCATTCGCTGCGCGGACTCCGGGCGTGGTGCCGATGCGGGCCGGCGAGTCGGAACGTGGCAGGACAGCCAGAACCGCTCGCACGCGCACGGTGCTTCGGCCGAGGCAGTCGGGGATCACGCGCATAGTGCATGGACCGATTCGCAAGGCTGGCACGGACACCACGGGTGGACGGCAGGTGCGGGCGGCCACAACCACAACAACGGAATCTACAGTCGCCTGCTTCGACCGCCTTATAACGGTTCGATCACTGGCTCGGATACGGCGGGCAGCGGGGCTGAACAGGCTGTCGGCAACGGCGATTCCGCAGACATTGTCGGTGTCGGGGATCACGCCCACGAATTCAATACCGAAGGGGCTGGCACGCACGGCCACAACGTCGGCATCGGCGCGGCCGGCGCACACTCGCACACGATCACTGTTGCGGCCGATGGCGGTGCGGAGGCACGTATGCGCAACGTCGCGGTGCTCGCGATGATCCGCGCGTTCTAATAGATGAGGTAGAGCATGCTTTGCAATCAGTACGACAACCTGACCGGGCAGTACATCGTCAGCTTTCTGGCTGACATCGATCCGATGAATTCGAGCCGCTACTTGGTGCCCGCGTTCTGCACGCTGGAACCGCTGCCCGAACGTGCGCCGCGTACCTGGCCGTTTTGGCGTAACGACAAGTGGGAAATGTTGCCGGACTTTCGCGGTGTGCGCCTCTATCGCACCGATTCCGGCTCGGCCGCCGAAATCACGGTCGCGGGTGTGACGCCTGACGATGCGGGACTGACCGAAGTCCCGCGTCCGTCCGATGCACACGTATGGCGTGATGGCGCGTGGGCAATCGACGAAGAGATCGTTGCTGGCAAGGCACGTGAGGTGGCGATGAATGACTTCTTCGCACGGCTGGAAAAGGCGCGGCAGCAGAATCTCGGCAAGGCGGATGCATGGGTGACGGGGCGCCTTTCGGATCTCGAAGCGGCGACTTTCCATGCGTGGGCCGAATATCAGCTCGCATTGGTGCGCGTGGTTGAGTCGCCGAGCTTCCCGGCGCAGATCGCGTGGCCGGACGAACCCGATCCGGCCGCGATTCTCGCGACGGTCGAGGCCGAGCGGGCGGCGAAAGCGGCTCGCGAAGCCGAGGAGGCTGCGCAGCGTGACGCCGAAGCGAAACAGGCCGAAGCAGATCGCGCCGCAGCAGAGGCTGCGACGCCGAACCGTGATGTCGACGCGGAACCGCTGGCCGAGCCGAGCGAGACCGCCAAAAAGTAACTTTGCCGACGCACAGCGCGTCGTTTCGTTTCAAGCTGCTCCGACGAGCGGCTTTTTTATTTCCGGAGATCCGCATGGCAGCGACTTCTTTTTTTCACGGCATCACGACGACGATCGTCGACAGCGGCCCGCGTACGATTGCGGTGCCGTCGTCGTCGGTTGTCGGCATGACCGATACCTATACGCCCGGCCCCGATCTGGCGCAGCCGAACGTCCCCGTGCAACTGACGAGCTACGGCGAGGCAGTGCGTGCGTTCGGCGAGAACAGCGCGATCGCGCGGGCAGCACGCGCGATCTATGCGCAGAGCAGCGCGGTTGTGATCGCGGTCGGCGTGCCGGCAGTAGCCGACGCAGCGCAGCTCACGTCGGCGATCATCGGCGGGGTGTCGGCCGGCGGCGCACGCACGGGCATGCAGGCGCTGCTCGATGCGAAGTCCCGTTTCAACGCACAACCGCGTTTGCTGATCGCACCTGGGCATACGTCCAAGCAACCGGTCGCGACGGCGGCCGACTCGCTCGCCGGCAAGCTGCGCGCGGTGGCCGTGGTCGACGGCCCCAATGCCGACGACGAGGCCGCAATCGCGTACGCGAAGAACTTCGGCAGCAAGCGTCTGTACTTGGTCGACCCCGGCGCGAAGGCATGGGACAACGCGACGAACGGCGAAATCTCGCTGCCGGCGTCGACGTACGCGGCCGGGCTGTTCTGCCAGACCGACGCGAAGATCGGTTTCTGGGCGTCTCCGTCGAACAAGGAGATCGTCGAGATCACGGGCACGGGCCGGCCGATCGAATACCTCGATGGCGACGAGACGTGCCGGGCGAACCTGCTCAACAACGCGAACATCACGACGATCATTCGCGACGGCGGGTTCCGCCTGTGGGGGAACCGCACGCTGTCGGCTGATCCGAAGTGGAAGTTCGTCACGCGTGTACGCACGCTCGACATCGTGATGGATGCCGTGCAGGCCGGCCATAAGTGGGCGGTCGATCGCGGCATCACGGCGACGTATGTCAGCGACGTGACCGAAGGGCTGCAGGCGTTCATGCGCGATCTGAAGCGTCAGGGCGCAGTGATCAACTTCGAGGTCTATCCGGACCCGATGCTGAACACGGCGAGCCAGCTCGAAGACGGCAAGGTGTACTGGAACATCCGATTCACGGACGTTCCGCCGGCCGAAAACCCGACTTTCCGCTTCGAGGTCACGAACCAGTGGCTGACCGAAGTGCTGGATAACCAGATCTAAGGGGGAACGATGATTCCGGAAACTCTGCATAACTGCAACGCGTTCATCGACGGCCGCGGATACGCCGGCCGCGCAACGAGCATGACGCCGCCGAAGCTGAAGATCAAAACGGACGACTTCCGTGCGGGCGGCATGGACGGTACGACGAAGGTCGATCAGGGCATGGAAGCGATGGATGCGTCGTTCTCCATGTCGACGATGGAATACGAGGTGCTGCGCTTCTTCGGGCTGGTGGATCAAGGCGCGTTCAACGGCGTCTTTCGCGCGGTATTCATGGACCGCAACGGGAAGACGAAGAGCGTCGCCGTCTACCTGCGCGGCATGCTGTACGAAGTCGATCCCGGCGAATGGAAGCCGGGTGAAAAGGTCGACGCGAAGTTCAGCGTGTCGTGCGACTACTACAAGCTGGAAGTCGCTGGGGCGATCGTGCACGAGATCGATATCTTCGCGTGCAAGCGCGTGATCAATGGCGTCGACCAGCTCGCCGAAGTGCGTAAGGGTCTCGGCATGTAAGTACCTCGGGGCCGTCATTCGACGGTCACGCAGCAAAGCTACTTTGTTCAATCAATGGCGAGCCGACGGCTCGCCATTTTTCATTTCTGGAATCGCAATGGAAAAGGTCACCGTCCCGCTCACCTATCCGATCAAACTCAATGGCGTCGAATGCGACAAATTCACGATGCGCCGACCGAAGGTTCGCGACATGCGCAGTGCGCAGAAGCTCGCGCCGAATGATGCCGAGCAACAGGAGTTGATCCTGTTCGCCAATCTCGCCGACGTCGCGCCCGACGACCTCGAAGACATGGACATGGCCGATTACGAGCGCGTGCAGGACGCGTACTACTCTTTTCGATCCGTACGCGAAGCTGGACAGAAAGACGCTCAAGGCGCTGGCAAAACGGCTGGTGCGTGAATGCGGCATGTCGGCGACATCGATCGACGAGATGACGGTCGACGACATGCTCTGGTGGCTGACGGATTGAGGGGGCCGGGATGGCGAAAGACTTAGCACTTGGCATCGTGATCGGTGGGGCCGTCTCCGCGACGTTCGGGAAAGCGATCACCGACACGTCGTCGAAAATCGACGCGATGAAGAAGCGGGCGAACGATTCGCGGCTCTGGCAGCGCCAGATCGGCGAGACGATGCGTCTGCAGGACGAGTTCCGCCGGCTGCATTTGGCGGGCGACAGCGCGACGGATGGTATTCGTCGCAAGCTCGACAGCAATCTGAAGTCGCTGCGAGACGCTGGCATCGAGGTCGGCCGGCTCGATCGCGCATATGCGCAGCTCGGGCGCACCGCTCGCGGACTGGATCTGAAGGTGGCCGGCCGCGAGCGATTTGCGGCCGGGCAAGAGGCCGGTCGTGGCGTGATCGGCGACGCGGTGAAGCTGACGGCGGCGGTCGCGGTGCCGGCGACGATTGCCGCGAACTATCAGGCGATCATTCGCGACATCGCGCTCAAGGCTGGCATCGCGCGCACGCAGGAAGAGGCCGCGATGGGAACGCGGATCAGGCGCGACGCCGGGGCGAACGGCATCGGCCGCAACGAGCTGGCCGACGCCGTGAACCAGATGGTTGCGGGCGGCATGGATCTCGATCGTGCGCTCAACTTCGCGCCGCTGGTTGCGAAGTTCTCGATCGGCCAGGGTGCGACGACGGTCGAGACCGCGAAGATGATCCAAGCGTTGCAGCAGAACGCGGAGATCGTCGACCCGCAGCAGATGTCGAAGGCGCTCGAAGCGATCGCGTACCTCGGCAAGGAAGGGTCGTTCGAGTCCGTCGACATGGCGCGATGGTTCCCGGTGCTGCTCGCCGAAATGAAGAAGATCGGCATCACGGGGCAGGACTCGGTGACGCAGCTCGGGGCGATGCTTCAGGTGCAGATGAAGACGGCCGGCAGCTCGGACGAGGCGGCGAACAACCTGAAAAACTGGTTTTCGAAGATCGGTTCGGGCGAGACCCAACGCAACTATGCGAAGGCCGGCGTCGACTATCAGGCGAAGATGCGCGAGGCGATCGGCAAGGGCTGGTCGACGATGGAGGCGTCATTCGTGCTCGCCCGCGCATACATCGAGCGCGTCGATCCGGCCAAGGCGAAGCAACTCGCCGCTGCGGCGAAGCAGTTCAATTCGGAAATGGACCCGGCCAAGCGTCAGGCGCAGATGGCCGCGTTCGCCGAGACGATGAAGACCGGCGACCTGTTCAACGACATGCAGGTCAAGGCGGCGCTTACCGCGTATATGCAGAACGCCGAGCTGTATTCGAACCTGAAGCGCAACGCGCAGCAGGCAAGCGGTGAGATCCAGAAGGATCTGGAGGCCCGTCGCGAGACGTCCAAGCAGATCTGGAATGAGGTCGGGCAGCGATGGGACGACGCGATGCGCAGCATTGGCGATGCGTTGAGGCCGATCACGGATCGCGTCGGCGAGGTCGCGAAGGGAGCCGGCAGCGGCATCCAGTCCGCAGCGGACAGTGCGCCGAAGGCGACCGCCGCTGTCGTCGGCATCGCTGGCACGGTGCTCGCGGTGCGCGGAGCAAAGGCACTTTGGAGCATCGGACGCGGCATGTTCGATATCGCGCGCGGCACGCTGCTGGCGCGGGGTGGGCGAGGGGCTGCGGGGCGTGCCGGCAATGGTGCGGGTGGCGCTGTCGGTCGCGCATTGGACGCGCTTGGCGGCGCTGCCGGTGCCGCTGGTGGCGTGCAGCGCGTGTTCGTCGTGAACATGCCCGGCGGTGGCATCGGCGGTGGCGGGCTGGGCGATCTGATGGGCGGGGGGCGAGCTGGTCGAGTTGCACGCCGCGCGGCGACGATGGGTGGGCGACTCGGGAGGATTGGTCGCATCTTCAACGCGGGCCGTGCTTTGTTCGGTCGCGTCGCACCGTACGCTGGAAAGCTGGCCGTGGCCGGCACGGTGTTGAAGTTCGGTCTCGCGGCTCGCGAAGCGTACGCCGTGGCATCCAGTACCGACACGAACACGCAGAAGGCGAACCGATTCGCTGGCATCGCGGGCAGTCTCGCCGGTGGCGTGATGGGAGCGAAGCTCGGCGCGATGGTCGGTGCGATCGGCGGGCCAATCGGCTCGGCGGTGCTCGGTGTCATTGGCGGTGCTGTCGGCACGTTCGCTGGCGACAAGCTGTTCAGCGCGATCTCGCGCAAGGTGCTGGATCGTAAGTCGGACGAGACGCCAGCGAACGCTGCGGCGGTCGCCAAGGCGGCGAAGGCTGCTGAGAGTCCGGCGTCAGACGCCCGCTTCGGGCCGCGTATCGATCAAACGAACACGTTCGCGCCGGTCTTCAACGTGAAGATCGAAGCGAGCGATACCGACATGGCGAACAAGTTCCTCGCGCAGGTCAGTCCGCAACTGACGCGGATGATGGAGGAGCATCAACGCGAGGCGAACAGTCGGACGGCGATGTTCGACGCGCCACATATGTAAGGGAGGCGCTATGGACGTGATTCGACAGATCACGGGGGCGGCAACGCAGGCAGGGATCGCGACGGAGCGCGTGCGGCAGATGGTCCGCATATTCGATCGAAACCGTGCGGCGAGCATGGCGACGGTCGACGTGCTGCAGCGGCTCGCGACCGGCAATCTGAGCAGCGCGGCCGAGCTGCTGACCGGCGCGACGAGCGCCCTGTCGGTGGCGTCCGATCTGTTTCCGCAGGTCGGCGCGGTCGTGCGCAGCTTCAACGCGACGCAGGCGTCGATCGGCTCGATTCTGAAGGCCGTCGACGGATCGAATTTCCCCCTTGTGCGGGCTGCCGCTGACAGCGTCAAGTCTGCATTGGGTGGGGCATGGAATCAGTTCAACGCTGCGGTCGGCCTGAAGGACTCGGCGGTGATGGATGTCATCAAGTCGACGGGCGTCGGCTCGATGCTGTCGGGTCTGTTCGACGGTGCGTCGTCGAGCACGCCGCACTTGATGTCGATGACGACGGATGCCGGCGACGCATTCCACTTCAATCTGTCGACAGCCGCTCACGACAAGCTGCGACGTGCGACGCGGTATCGCGTCGCGCCTCAGGAGCGCCTGAATCGTCAGGAGGCGCTGCAGCCTGTCAGCGAAGGGGGCGAGACGATCACGCTGTCGGGCGTCGTGTTCCCGTCGCTCGGGGCAGGTACGAAGCAGATCACCCGGCTGCGGGCGATCGGCGGCCGGATGAAGCCCGTGCTGCTCACGACGGGGGACGGCGAAGTGCTCGGCCGCTGGCTGTTGCAGGCGATCGAGGAGGAGCAGGACGCGCTGCTCGCGGACGGTATGCCGCGCAAGCAAACATTCTCGGTGGAGTTCGGCCGCTATGGCGAAGACTTTAAGAACGTCTGACGGTGACGTGCTCGACATGCTCTGCTATCGGTACTACGGGACGCTGCAGGGCACCGTCGAGGCAGTCTACGACGCGAATCCGGGGCTGGCGAATCAACGGCAGCCGTTCCCGTCTGGGGTCGAGATCGTGATGCCGGATCTCGACGCACCGCGTGCCGAGTCGGTCCAGCTCTGGACATAGTGAGGTGCAATGGAAGCGATTTTTCAGATCGTCGCGAACGGGGCCGACGTAACCAAGGTTATTCAGGACCGCGTGCTCGAAATCCGGTCGACGGACAAACCCGGTCTAGACGCAGACGAGTGCACGATCACGCTCGACGATCGCGACGGCCGCATCGAGTTTCCGCCGAAGGGCGCGACGTTGAAGGTGTCGATCGGATGGGAGGGGCAGGGGCTGTCGATGCTCGGCGAGTATGCCGTCGACGAGGTGGGATTGCGCGGGCCGCCGGCCAGCGTTGTGATCCGGGGCAAGCCCGCGAACATGCGCGCGACGTCGAAAACGCAGCGATACGGGAGCTGGTCGAACGCGAAGCTGGCCGACATCGTCGGCGACGTCGCGCGTCGTAACAAGTGGTCGGCCGCGTGTGACGTCGACGTCATCGTGCCTCGCATCGACCAGTTCGGCGAGAGCGATCTGCACTTCATCACGCGAGTGGCTCGGCAGTACGGTGCGACGGCAACGGTCAAGGCCGGCAAGCTGATCGTCCTGCCGCGAGGCGGCGGCAAGAGCGCGAGCGGCAAGCCGTTGCCGCTCGTCACACTCACGCCGGGCGACCTGCTCGACTACGACATCAACTTCCCGGATCGCGCGAGCTTCGCGGCCGTCCGCACGAAGGTGCACGACCGCAAGTCCGGGAAGAAGATCGATCTGACGATCCCGAATCCAGATGCGCCGCCAGGTGCGTCCGCGGTTCATACCGAGCGTCACGCGTTCTCCAGTCCAGAGGCTGCGAAAGCGGGCGCAACGTCGCGCATGGCGACGCTCAACCGGCACACGTCTACGAGCCGGCTGACGATGCGCGGCCGCGCAGATCTGTCGGCGGAAAAGACGATCGCGCTGAAAGGGTTCAAGACCGGTGTAGACGGCGAATTCCTGATCGAGTCGGTCGAGCACACGTTCGCATCGCGCGGGTGGATCACGGTCGTGACTTTGAACGGAGGGAACAAGGGGAAAGCGAAGGTCGGGCACAAGAAGAAGTCGGGCAAGAAAATCACTCTGGTAGTGCCGGCGCCGCAGTAACGCGTCACGCACTGAATTTGCAGGCCGCTCACGGGCAACCGGGGCGGCCTTTCTTTTTATCGGGCAAGGGGAACCGATGCAAGACCACGAAAAAACGATTCTGGAGCTGATCGTCATGGGCGGATTGATCGGCATCGCGAAGGTGTTGGTTGGTAGCGAGCCGTTGTCGTTTCGGCTGGTTGTCGGCCGGGCCGTATTGGGATCGGCGACGTCGATGGTGGCCGGGCTCGCGCTGCTGCAGATCCCGGATCTGCCGCCGATCGCGCTGCTCGGTCTGGGGAGTGCGCTCGGCATTGTGGGGTCGCAGTACCTCGAAGTGCTGCTGCGCCGGAATGCAAAACGAGTGTTTGGGGGGAAGTGACGATGGCGCGAATCAGTGTTGCCGCCGCAGGCGGAAAGAACCGGGTGGCGTTTCTCGACACCATCGCGGTAAGCGAGATCGGCTCGCCGCTGCTCGCGAAGTCGGACGATGGTTACAACGTCCTGGTCGGTGCGACGGCATCGCGCCCGCTCCTGTTTGCGAGCTATGCCGCACATCCGAACGTGCTCAATCGCCAGATCCGCGTGCCGTCGACAGCGGCGGGCCGCTACCAGATCCTCACGCGCTGGTGGCGGATCTATCAGGCGCAGATGAAGCTGCCCGACTTCGGGCCGGTGTCGCAGGATCGGTATGCACTGCAGCAGCTGCGCGAACACGGCGCATTGGCGCTGATTGACGCCGGACGGTTTCGTGAAGCCATCGCCAAGGTGTCGAACGTATGGGCCAGTCTGCCGGGGGCTGGATACGGCCAGCACGAGAACGACATCGAGAAATTACTGGCGGCGTATCGCGCGGCCGGCGGGGAGGTGATCGCATGACGTGGATCGATCCGCGTATCTGGGTGCTCGTCGTTGCCGGCGTCATTGCGGGCGCTGCCTGCGGCTACTTCGAGGGGCATCGCAATGCCGACCAATCCGCAAAGGTGGCGGATCAGGCGCGACAGATCGATGACCTGACGAACGAACGTAACGAATTTCGCCGCCGGTTGGCGGCACAACAGGAGATCGCAACCAATGCTGCGAAAGAACGTGATCGTGCAGCCGCTGATGCTGCTGATGCCGATGCTGCTGCTGACGGCCTGCGCAAGCAGGTCTCCGTACTTGTCGCCGATGCCCGGCGTGCCGGCGCTGCGGCCGGAAGCCCGGCAACCGGCGACGCCCTCGATCTGCTCGCCGACGTGTTCGGCCGGGCTGACGAGCGTGCGGGAGAGCTGGCAAAGATCGCTGACGAGCGGGGCATCGCCGGTCAGCAGTGCGAGCGGAGTTACGACGCGTTGATCGGCGACGCACAAGCCAATCTGCCGCAGTAACGCGGCAATCGAAGCCACCCAGCTTCGAGAGAAACAGGGCGACCGGGGGAATGTTCGCGCATTGACCCGGTCGCCTTTCCACTGTCTGAGCCAGTGAATCGGCCAAGGCCCTGCTTACCTACGTAGGCGGGCCGGATTCTACACCAAGTTTAAAAATGGCTTTCACAATGGCAAATCCCATCATTCCTTGGATCGGCGGTAAGCGCCGTCTTGCAGACCATCTTATCCCGCGTTTCCCGGCGCACGACTGCTATGTCGAAGTGTTCGCGGGCGGGGCCGCGTTGTACTTCATGCGTCCGCCGGCGAAGGTCGAGGTGGTCAACGACATCAACGGTGAACTGATCAATTTGTATCGTGTCGTGCAGCATCACGTCGACGAGTTCGTGCGGCAGTTCAATTGGGCGTTTACGAGTCGCGAGCTGTTTGGTTGGTTGAAGCATACGATCCCGGAAACGCTCACCGATATCCAGCGTGCTGCACGCTTCTACTACCTGCAAAAAAGTTGCTTTGGTGGGAAGCTCGAGGGGCAGACTTTCGGATCGAAGACGCTGGCTGCGCCGGGATTGAATCCCATTCGTCTCAAGGAGGAGCTATCCGTCGCGCATCAGCGGTTGGCGAATGCCTTCATTGAGCGCTTGGATTGGGCTGCGTGCATTGATCGATACGATCGGCCGCACACGCTGTTCTATCTCGATCCACCGTATTACGAGACGCAGGGGTATGGCGTGCCGTTCCCGTTCGCGGAGTACGAAAAGATGGCCGAGCGGCTGCGCCGTCTCAAAGGTCGCGCGATTGTGAGTCTCAACGATCACCCGGACATTCGACGCGTGTTCGAGGGGTTTTACATCGAGACTGTGCCGATCCAGTACACGGTTGGCGTCGAGGCCGTCGACCGGAACGAGCTGATCATCTTCAGTTGGGATGACGCGGCGCAGCCGGTGGGACTGTTCTAGCCGAAGGTGCGGGTGCGATTAATCGTTCCGGCATCGCGTTCACGGGTAGGCGGCAGCGCTAATCGAAGCGAGCGCCGTCAATCATGCGTCGGAGCTGGTCGAGTGCAAACGAGTCGGGATAGCCGTTCTTCTTCAATTCCAGCTCGGCAGCGCAGACCATTTTCTCCATGAGCCGCAGCGTCCGGCGCACGTGCACGACTTCCAACACAAAGCGCTGTTCGATCGTGAGTGCACGATTTTTCTTGTAGGCGGTCGCGCTCCACGCGTCGCGCAACTCCTCCCATGTCAGGCGTTGGAACTCAGGCAGCTTAGTTGCCTTGTCCGCGCCTGGATCTGGTTCGCCGGGGACGTCGTGGAGCCGGCATTTCATGGCTTCGCGTGCGCGCCACTCATCAGAGAAAGGAGCAACGGATGCGCGCGGGTTGCCCAAGCGTCCGGCCCGCATGATCTCCTTATCGATTTTGTTTGACAGGCGGCGTAGCGGGGCTGCGTATTGCAGCTCGTCGGCACGATCGAGGTACGCGATCATTCTCGTGGCATTGCCGGTCAAGGTGCCCATCTCACGCAGCGTGATTCGTAGGTGTAGCACTTCGAGAATCAGCCGATGGACGTCGGCATACGTGCACGTACGCCACCATTGCGACATAGCGTCAAACTGTGGTGGGTCGAATGGGGGCAAGATCATGATGCGCGCGAAATACTGTATGGATATACAGTTTATCGCGGAGTAAGATGAGGCCGTCAAGTCTCAAAAATGGGGGCGGGCTGTGTGCACAAATTACAAGGCACCAACCGAAGATCCGGGCATCAACGAGCTGAAGATCGGTATTGGCGATTTGTACCGCCGCGACCCATGGGAGCCGGATGTGTACCCGGACTACGCAGCACCGATCGCATGGGCGGACGGGGATGGCCTTGGCGTCGTCAAGGCGGTGTTCGGATTCTGGCCAAAGTTTATGCAGCCCGAGCGCGTCGACGACAACGGCAAGAAGCGGAGAAAGCTCGACACGGTCAATGCACGCTCCGAAACAGTTGGCGAGTCTCGGTTGTACGGGAAAGCATGGCGGGCCGGCCAGCGCTGCCTGATCCCAGTTCGTTGGATATACGAGCCGTGCTACGAGACCGGCAAGAACGTGTGGCACCGAATCGGACTTGCTGACTGGCAGCCGTATTGTGTCGCCGGCCTCTGGCGTCGGTACGACGGAGACGACGGCCGTACGCTGGTTGGAATGTCCATGCTCACTGTAAACGCGGATGGCCATACCGTAATGGGGCGTATGCACAAGGCCGATGACGAAAAGCGATCAGTAGTCGTACTTTACCCGACTGATTACGACGAATGGCTGCACACCAAAAACACTGAAGTGGCCCGCTCAATGTTGAAACTATACCCGGCTGGCGAAATGATCTCGGAGCCAAAGTAGATTTTTTGCGGATGAGGTAGTTGTACGGGAGTGGCGTGTTCCATAACGACAATGGGGGATGTGTGATTAAGTACAATTTCACAATCAAGAACTATCGATGCTTCACGGATGCTCGGCCGGCGCGGTTTTCTATATCAAGAGGGATGACGTGTTTTATCGGTGTTAATAATTCTGGTAAATCGGCTCTATTGAAGATGTTTCAGGAGTTGAGGAATTTGTGGCATGTTGCTGCAAATTATGATGGTAGTGGTGGTGCTAATATAGGTGCCATGCAAAGTTACCACGTATTTGATCAGCAAGAAATATTTTGCGATCGCAATAATCGAAATTTGGCGATTGAGATTGAGGTGGTCGGTGCTCCCGAAGTGACGGACACGGGGGCAATTAATGTGACTCGGGTTGTGCTTGTCGGATCTCGTGATTATGTCGAGGCTCATAATAATGTGCAGTGGTCGATTGATTACTATGTGGGAAAGGAGTTGGTGTCGCAGAAGGCACAATTTTCAAAATCGGGTGCGGCGGGTAAAGGTGACGAGTTTTTTCTTGCGGGGCTGGGGAGTTATAGTGTCGCTCTGCTTCGAGAATTGTTTGGGATTTTATTTGCATCATTCTATGTTGGACCCTTTAGGAATGCGATAACGGTTGGTTCGGGGGCCCACTTCGATTTGGCGGTTGGAGAGGCTTTTATCGGTATATGGAATGATTGGCAAAATGGGCCAAACAAGAGGCACAATCGAGCCATTACGACGGTAACGGAAAACATTCGGCGGGTGATGGGTTTTGAGAGATTGAGTATTACTGCGTCGACTCAGTCAAAAACACTTCAACTTAATATTGATGACCGTCCGTATAAATTAAATGAGGTCGGATCTGGCCTTGCTCAGCTTATTGTAGTATTTGGTAATGCGTTAATTCGCTCGCCATCGATAATATTCATTGATGAGCCAGAATTGAATTTACACCCGAGTTTGCAGCTTGAATTTCTTACGAATCTCGCGTCTTATGCGTCGTATGGCGTTATTTTTGCGACTCATTCGATAGGCCTTGCCCGATCATCTGCAGAGAGAATTTACACCGTTTCTAGCGGAGGGGTGGGTGCGGAAGTTGAATTGTATGAGAAGAATGTGAGCCCTGTGGAGATGCTTGGGGAACTAAGTTTTTCAACATTTCGGGAGCTGGGTGCAGAGAAAATTCTGTTGGTAGAAGGTACGACAGACGTTAAGGTTTTTCAGCAATTTCTGCGAAAGGCAAAAAAGGACAATCGGGTGGTTGTTCTGCCACTAGGTGGTAATTCGCTTGCGAACGGAAACGTCGAGCATGAATTATCTGAGCTGCGGCGCGTTACCGATGTTGTGGCCGTCATAGTAGATAGCGAACGTGAAATTGAGGGTGGGGAGCCGCTAGAGGCAAGGACAGCGTTCGTGGAGCTATGCAGGAGGTTGAAGTTTGAGATTCTGCTTACTGAACGACGAGCAACTGAAAATTATTTCGACGATGAGGCCGTAAAGAATGCTTTGGGATCTGGATTTACGGCACTAGGTCATTTTGAAAGGCTTTCTGATAGCCAGAATGGTTGGAGTAAGGCGGATAATTGGAGGATAGCGATGGAGGTCGATTGGGAGTGTCTGAGGAAAACTGATGTCGGGAAATTCATTGATGCTCTCTAGTGATGGGTGTGTGTTGCTTCGATCCGCCAGAGTTTCGTTGACATTCACGAGCCGTTTAGCGCGTAGAGACGCTCAATGTCCACAGGTGACAGGTCGCCGATCTCGTAGTCGGGTGGTGTGACCTGAGCGATGCATCGGGGGCGAGCGTGCCTTTCAGTGCCGATGTGCTCGGTCAGTTGCTCCGGCGCGGCCCCGGAATGCTGACGAGCATCCACTCTTTCGTTTGATGCACCGGCCCGAGGATGAGAAGCGGGGCGTCGTGATGTTGCGGCCGTTCGACTACGACGATTGGTTGCATACAGAGAATGTCGAGGCTCCGCGCGCAATGATGCACTCTACCCGGCAGAGGAGATGAGCGCCGAGCCAAAGTAACTTGTTTGGCTCGGCTCGGTCGAAAGCCTGCCCTTTGCTGGCTACGGTGCGTTAAACGAGATGCTTCCGATTGAAATGGAAGTCAGAACGCGGCGGTACTCAGGAGCCCGGCAAGGGCAGGAAGGACTGCCCCCAGGACCGTTATATGGTCAGAAGCCGATGCCATAAACGCTTGGTATTTTTGCAAGAATCCGCCACTGTGATGGGCTTTCTCAAGTCCGTCAGCTTCTGCGACGAGGTTCTGGCGGGCCGTCGGATCAGGGATATTCTGAATCGCTGAGCGAAGATCCGCGAAGACCTTCGTCGTGTCACTGCTTACCACGTTGGTCGATGAGTCCGTCGAATTTACATTAACTCGAGAATTGGTTCCATTCACGTTATATGTAATATTCTGGTTATAAGTAGGTGTGTTTTTGCTCATGGTATCGAGATGGGCTTTGTACCGACCGACAATGTAGGAAATTTGCGCACTCCAGAAATATTGTTCCTCGGTGGTAAATAATTCGTAATCTTTGGAGGGGTCATTTGTGCCCGAGTCGTGAAGCGGGAAAACTACTGCGACATCTTCTTCGCGTAGCTGGAACCTGTCTCTAAAGAAGAACTGCCATAGCTCGATCTGATCCGGTTGTGGCGGCAAGCTTGGCCAATCAGGGTGAGGGAACTCTTGCATCTCGAATTTCCCCGCTACTACACCGGAAAGTTTGTCTCGAAGCACGTACACGGCGTAGTTGTCAGTGAGCGCATACGCATCGAAAACGAAGGACTGCATGAGCGGCCATGTCCTGAGTTCGCTCGGGAAATTATCTCGGACAGTGGATTCGATCGCGCCCTTGATACCAAAGGCCCAGTTCACAATGGAGTTTCGTTGCATGATATTTATGAGGGTACGGTTCCGAGAAAGTATGCCAGATGAATTGACCACGCGGTTGGACGCGCGCGGTGGCGAATGGCGGCGGTTAATTTAATCAACCAATTGATTTATAACGATATTTGACGGCCTGCAAAGCCGTTTGCGCCGACCCGACTCTGGCTCGCACCAAAGAGAAAGCCCGCCGTGAGCGGGCTTTCTCTTTGGCTGCACGCACCGTTAGGAGACAGACAAAGGTGCGCCGCAGCGAACCGGCCAGAGCTTTGGGTCGCAAAGCCCCCGGTCGGAGCGTTAGCGAAGTTGGCTCACATTGAGGCTCCTTTCTGAGGCGATATCCCTGGGGGGGACATCTGCATCTGCAGGAGGCAACCGCCCGGCCTATTGTCTGTATCAACAGCAATAGTCACTGAATCGCGTCTGCCTACGCCGATGGTCTGCACTCCCACGGAATAGGGAGCCACCGGGGGTTTACCCCCGCACTGGCCCCAGTCCCCGTTTCCGACATAGTTAATCGAAAACAGGGGCCCGGAACCAAGTAGTTTGAAGGCTAACGCACATCCCCCGGCCCCTTCCGCAGGCCGGAAGTCAAACTGCATCGGTATCTTGCGTGCTTCATCTGCTGTCCGAACGATGGGCGCAAGCTGGGTCCCTGCAGTCGGACATTGCTGCCCAGGGGCGCCACCATCCGGATCTGCATTCCCCGTAAAATAGGTGGACATCTGTAGTCTCCAGGCTCCCAGGGTGTCATCCGGATCGATTACCACCACAGTGAGTTGGCAGTGGCCAAGGCGATTCGAGTCGGTATTGAAACCTAGAACAGGAGACCACGTGTAGAAAGGGACAATGTGTTCACCTGTGCCCCAGCAGGCGTCTGTGCGTGTGTCAGTGTTCTCGAATCGGATATAGAGTTGCACTTTCTTGTACTTTTCGAGGGCCGCGTCCGGGGGGATTGGACGGACGGGGCTTGGCAACATCGTACCTGTCTGCGCCAACGCGCTAAATGAAATCAAGAACCAAACAACGAGTAACGTTAGCTTTTTCATTTTCTCTTCGCTCGGATCGTTGGTCGGACTGCACGTAACAGCGTACTTCTACTGCATTAGCTCCATGAGGTAATTATCGCTGCGGCGGCGATTGTAAAAATATAAAGAATTGCATCCGAAGCGCAGGGCCGTTGTGGATCAGTAACGACCTGTCCTCAAACGTGCGAGCGCAGGCCTTGGCGTAGCTTTGTCAGTCGAGCCTTGTCGACCAAGCCGAAGGTATTGCCGCATCATCGGTCATTGAGGGATGCGCTTGCGATACCACCCCCTTGGCACGCCTCTTCCTCGACGTCGTCGAGCCAGTTCGCCCACGCCTGCATCATCTCCCGACGCTCGGGTAAGTACTTCGCATGGTTGTACGTCGAGCGAGTCCTGTCCTTGTCCTTATGCGACAACTGCATTTCGACGACTTCGTCCTTCCACCCCATTTCATGGAGGTTGGTCGATGCTGTTGCCCGAAAGTCATGGCCAGTTATCGGTTCAGGGTTATCCGGAACCATGTAGTCGATCGCCCGGTTGATCGTTGCGCGACTCATGTGTGGGCGCTTTCGATTGCTATGCAGAATCGGCAGGATAAACCCGCGATTTCCGTACATCTCCTGCAGCTCGCGCAGCAGTTTCACCGCTTGTGTGGGAAGGGGAACGATGTGCAGGCGTCGTGATTTGATTTTATCAGGGGGTACCTTCCATTCGGCGGTTCCCAGATCGATCTCTTCCCATCGTGCACGGCAAAGCTCGATCGTTCGCGGAAACAGCATCATCAGCAATCGAATCGCAATCGCGGTTCGTCTGCTGTTGTAGGTGGGAAGCTGGCGAAAGAGCGTCTTCAGTTCTTCACGGCTCAAAGCCCGAGCATTCTCGGTCGGGGGTTTCAGGACCGAGCCGCGCAGCACCGATGCGGGATCTGTATCGGCTCGCAGTGTGATCACCGCATACTGGAACACGTTGGACACGTACTGGCGCAGTTTAATTGCTACGGAAGGCGAGCCGCGCTCTTCGACCCGACGCATCAAAGCAAGCACGTCATGGGCGGTAACAGAACGCATGGGGCGGTTCCCAATAAACGGATACGCATCGGCTTCGAGCATGCGCAGAATCTCGCCAAAGTGCCGCTCGGTCCAAGTCTTCCGCTTCTTCTCCAGCCACTCGTCGCTGACTGCGCGAAAAGTTGCTTTGCCTTCGTCGATACGCGCCGACAGCACTTCCTGTCGCGCATGCGACGGGTGCAGTCCCTTCTTGACGAGTTCGCGGGCATCGTCACGCGCCGCGCGTGCGTCTTGAAGGCTGATCGTTGGATATTCTCCGATCGCGAAGAGATTCTCCTTCCCCGCAATTCGGTACTTGTATCGCCAAAGCTTTGAGCCGGACGGCTTCACCAACAGATACAGCCCATTGCCGTCGGTAAGTTTGGTAGGCTTGTTGCCTGCCTTCGCTTGTCGGATTTTGATGTCGGTAAGTGGCAC